GTTCTTCTTCTTCTCCTCGTCATCAATCGCGGAGTTGTCCAAGAAGCGCAGCGTGAACTTGCGGATGATTGCGTTAGGGTCGTTCTCAGACTTCTCGGCGCGTTCGCACAGTCCAAGGAGCGCATCATTCTTGGAATGTGGCATGGCCGACCAAATGAAGCGGCCTTTGCGATCCGCGAGGCGGGCTTGCATTTCCCCCACCCAAGCCTCATTCGACAAATCTTCGTCACACCAGACCAAGTCGGCGGCGAAACCTTGGGGCGGTTCACCTTCTGATGAGAAGCAATAGATCGTCCATCCCGTGATGAGTTCAGCCTTCTGGAGATAGCCGGCGTTCTTCTGCACCCAGGCGATTTCTCGGATCATTCTTGGAGGGATCAGAGGAGGCGCTGGTTTGGCCTCTCCCCTTCTTGCATCGTCCTTGCCGGGAATGAACGCCCGCCACTTGTTCGTCTCTTCGTCCCGGATCATCCGGAACGCACCGGGGCGAAACAGGATCCTGTGGATCACCATGCCGATGTGGGTCCACCCCTTCCCCACGATCACAAGGTTGCCGCCCTCTTTGGGATACTTGTTGTGGGGGTCTTGGCCTGTCGCTGCCCTAGCGATCTCTGCCGCAACACACAGCGTCTTGCCAGCACGGTTGCCTCCGATCACGATCCGCTCGCTCGCCATGCACTTGTGGATCTCGTCCTGCTTGGGCATGGGCGTGTATAGCCGCAACGCCTCAATGCGACGTTCCGCGATCTCCTGCTGCAACTCCTTCATGGAGTCCAGCGCGTGCTTTGTCATGCCCGCAATCGGGGCACTAGCGGTCGGAGGTGGGGGGATCTTTGGGTGCTTGCGCATTGAGTTCAGAGAGGACGATGTCTATGGCCTCCACTATCGACTTGTCGGACGGTCTTGTCCCAGTGAGGAACTCTGAGCAATACCGTCTCAGGTTCTTCAGGACGACAACCGCATCACCCAGCCGCTGGAGTTCTGTTTGCGTTTTCATGTTCACCGCACATCGTTTCCGGAGTTGTCATGGGGAAGCGGCTGTCCCCGCTCTCCATCGGCTTCGGGGGATACCGGAGGCACAACCCAATTCGTGGCTCCTTGTTGACTTCGATCCACCACTTGCAAGTTTCGCACTGCTTCATTGAGGTCTTTCTGTGGTAAGGCGTTGATGACCGTCGCCGCTTCCAGGACACGCTTCTGTAGCTCCGTTTCCAATTCGTCTTCGGACCAGAGGGTGAGCGGTTTCTTTGCACCACCATCGGCGGAGTTCTGGGCAGTGAGCCGGACCATCGTCTCCAGCATCTTGGTCCTGAATGCACCGCCGGCAGGGGCGTCGTAGAACTGCTTCATCCAGGCGTTGCCGAACCCCGCCACGCCACCGAAGTAGGTGTAGAGAATCTCCACCAACTCCGAGGAATGGGGGATGTTCGATCCACCCAGGCGGGCGGCGGCGATGAAGAGATCGACCGCACCCTTCTCAATCTCTTCCAGCTTCTTGTCGGTCTTACGCTTGCGCTTCTTCTTCGCAATCGTATTGCGGCAGTGACGGCACTTGGAGTGATAGCCGTCCTTCGACTTGTGGAAGTGTTTGGGGTCTAGCGGGTAGGTCTTGCCGCACTCGGCGCAGGTGCGTTCGCTAGACACTCACTTTAAACTTGGGCTTTAGGTCCACGATCTTCACGGTCGAATCGAAGTTGGCTTCCCAAGACTGCTTCAGCTTCTCGGAGATGTGCTTGGCTTCGATGAACTGCGGCTTGCCGACGCACTTCGGCTTCCAGTGGCCCGCCCAAGCATCCCAGTTACAGAACAGCGGATTGTATCCCAGCTTCTGCGTGCCAACCAAAGAAAGATCGCGTGTCTGTGTAACATCTTCCGTGGACGCCTTCTCGGCCTGATACTTGTCGGGGTATTCGTAATAGAACCAGGGCTTGTCCGCTTCGGTATTGGGCTCCGTGAGTTCAAAGGCCCGCATGTCGTACATGATCAGACCCGTGGGGAGGGCGGCGCATTCCTGGATACCTGACATCTTCACGGCCTGAGACCGTTCGTACATCTTCAACTGGAAGTCCGGATTGGGATTCCCGGTCTGCATGTTCCGCCATTCAAAGACGTACACGCACTCCATCGGAGGCGGGCCGCAGTACGGGGCACCGATGACACACGGGCCCTTTTCGTAGTGGTCGTACAGGAAGTCGAAGGACGATGTGAAGAACGGTTTGCCGCCCGGTTCGCAGTCGGGCTTCATGTCCGAATCGATCATCACCAACACATCCACCCCGTACTCGCGGGCCTGGAGAACGGCCCGGTTGCGGGTCATGGTGATCGGCGTGTCTGCAAGATTCCAGATGCGGATGTTCTCAATCCGTGGATCCCGGGACGCCTCGGCAACGAGGGGTGTCATCCACTCACGGATGTCCGGGACTTCAGAGGAAATCCCGCCGTTGCCACCGTAGGAGAAAGTAACCAGACCGACGTTCAGCTTGCGTTGTTGCATGTATCACCTCGGGGGAGAGTGAGTGTATCAGATTAGTGGACGGATGTCAAGTCCACGGGCCTGTAAAGCTGCCGTCCACAGGCCCCTTCCAGCCAGATTCGCGAAGCATCTCCTGAAACGCCGCGCGTGATGGACTGTCGGCACCAAGGGTTGCAATCTGACTGAGCATCGCGGCTTGCGATGCGTTCGGGGGCCGTACGACCTGACTCATGCGTTTGTCCATGCGCCGGCGTGTGTCTCTTTCGCGGGCAAGGCGAGCCATCACATCCTTTACTCGCTGGGCGGTCTTTTGTGCATGTGCTACATCGTCAAAAGGCTCTGGGGCCGATGTGATCGGGCGACCATACCAATCAGAAAAATATGCGTCCGATGCTTGCTGCGCCTGACGCGACGCAATCATGGCTTGTAATTTCTCACGGGCTGCGGCGTGCCGCTCCTGACCCGGCGCAATTGTGTTGATATGCAGATCAGAATGCGCAAATCCGTTCTGACTGTACGCCGACCCTACGTCCTGTCTGTGCAAATCACCTGAGATGGTTTGGATGTACTCATTGATTGCTCTCTCTAGCTGCGGATCAAAGCTCATCCCGGCATTGCGCAGCAAATTAACACGCTCCCGCGCAAGGGCCGCCCTTTCGTCAACACGTAGGTTCCTTCCAGTCCGAGTAGCCGCCTCCCCGCCCACTACTAGCGCGGTGCCCAGGTTAACGTCAGCTAGCGACTTGTATGGGGAGGTGGGGCCAAGGCTTTGAGATAGTGCAGCTAGCGCGCTGCGATTGTCGTCGGCGCGTTTCTTTGCTTGCATCGCCTCTTGCGGGCTGCCGTACTGCTGGCGGTCGTCAATTCCGTCCTTGTCGATATCAACGGGGCTCCCGCCATACGGCATCCCCTGGCTTCGTGGCGGGATAGGCTGGGCTTGGCCGGGGCGCGTCATCCAGTCCGGCGCGTACTCCGGAATCGGCGGATCGTTGTTGACGTAGTGAGCGTCTGACCAGAGCTTGCCGTCACGGTATTCAGCCGGGACGTAGGTCATGCCTGGGCGGTCGTTGGGGCTCTTGCTGACTGGGGCCTGCTGTGAAGGAGGTGGCGAAGCCTGCGGCTGCTGCGTCCCGAGTGGCATGATCCACTGATCACGCGGCTGATAGCCCGGGAGCGAGGAGAGCCACTGTTGGTATGGGTCGGCCTGCATGGGCGGCGCGGTGGGCGGCATCCTGGGCCCACCAAACATCGGCTGCATGAAGTACGGATTCGCCTGCGGCATGAAGTACGGATTCCCGTACAGGCTGGGAGGGGCGTACGGATTCAGGGACTCCGGCGCCATCGTCTGCTGCTGCTGAAAGTACTGCGTGAAAGGGTTGTAGAACCCGTCCTGCACCATCTGCGATGCGGCATTGCGCATGCCCTGGAGATCGATCTGTGGCGCACCAAAGTCTTGCTTGGTGAAGTTGGCAACCTGATACGGGAGCATCGCCTGCATGGACTGCTGGACGAACGCATCGCGCTGACGCATGGCGTCTGCGAGTCCCTGAGACTGATTGCCGCCGTAGAACTGCCCCCCTGGCGAGTACACGCCGGGCTGCATGTTGGCGTACGGGTTCGCCTGCGGCTGGCCGTAGGCAGTTCCCAGAGACGGTGTCTGCGTCGGCTGCGCTTTGCCGGGGGCGTAGGCGGAGAAGTCCATCGATCCGGACTGTTTGGTCTGCGGCGCGGCGGGCTGCTGCGAGTTCTTGCGGAAGATTGCGTCACTCGGAATACCGCCCTGGCCCGGCTGCGGCGGGGCGTAGGGGGACGATGAGTTAATCCTGCCGGACGGCTGCGAACTCCAATTACCCCAATCGGCAAACGCCTTCTGTGCCTGCTTCCCCTCCGCAGTCTGCATGTACTGGTCATGCGGCATATCCTGATACTGCGGCGATTTCTGCCAACGCATTATTCGTCACCCTTCTTCGTTGGGATGCTGTCCATGCCCATACCCGTGCCCTGGAGCATGCGCAGTTTGATGATGTCCACGGACTCTGGCTTCCGCGTCTCGGCAATGAGTTGCCGGAGGTAGTCCAGGTTCTGGATTGCTGGTTCCATAAAGAAAACGCCGCTGGCCAGTTGCCCAGCCAGCGGCGCCCCCGATTGCCCTGTGACGGGCAGTTCTTAGTAGCGGGTCTTCACGATGGCCAGGACGTTCGCCCCGGTGGTCGCACCCGTGCTGCACGCACGGCCGAGAACACCGAGACCGTTGTCGTTGGCAAGCTGCGTGCCAGCCGCGACACCGCTCTTCGTCACGCGACCAGCCGTGGTGCCCGTCGAAGCCGCAGCGGTGATCGCCGCGAGCCGGTCGCCCACAACCAGATCCGAACCGCTGAGAGCAACAGCCACCTCAGTCGGACCTTCCACCGTGACCCAGAACACATCGTTGACCGCAACGCCCGTCGCCGGGAGATGCTCATCCACCACGCCAACGCGCTCTTCGTTGGTCGCCGTGGTGTAGCCCTTCGTCACCGTGAAGCCAGCCAGACCAGCCGTGGCCGTGTCGAACGACACAACCCGCTTGGGGGCCAGGGCGATGGTGGACAGGTTCCGCACGGCAACGCAGGTCTTCACCCGGTTGCTGCGGATCCGGCCCGTGCTGGGATCAACGTCAGGGAAGGTCTTCACCGCCCCGACCCAATTTGCACCGTCCGTGGCGTTGGTGACCCCAAGGGTCTGGCCAAGCGAGAACGGCGGATCAACAAAAAGACTCATTTCAGATTACCTCTTTCTTTAGGCAAGGGCAGCGAGTTTGAAGAAGTTGCGCGGGCTCTTAAACTTAAGGTTGCCCAACGTTGACACAACGTAGCGATACTGTTGGGTGGTCTCGTCGTAGAACGGGCCCTCAGAGTTGAGAAGCTGTCCTTCCATGCAGAGCAACTCCATGTTACCGATGGCGAGACCGTAGCCCGTGTCGGCCGGAATCGAATTTTCCGCCGACACCTCAACTCCGTCGAACTCAAACACATCCGTGAAGCCGTAGCTCCGCAGACCGTTCTGGCGGCTGACGATGACCCGCTCCTTGTCGTCCAGCTTGTTCAGGAAGTCGATGTACCAACGACGGTTCAGGAGAACCATGTCGATCTGGTCTTCCTTCGTATCGTTGCGACGAGCCTGATGAAGCGCCTCGCGGAGAGCCTTGGCACAGTTGGCTGCCCAAGTCGTACCGCCGAAGTAGCTGCTGGTCACGTTCGCGATGACCGGGCTGTAAAAATCAAATTCAGCATCGGCTTCGCCGTTGGGCCAAACGCCCGTCTTCTGCGAGCCGCCGTACGCGCCCAGGACGGTCGAAAGACCGGCGTAGGTGTCGGACGGATACGCAAACGGATCCAGTGCATTGGCCGTACGCTGGGCGCCGGTCGCCACGTTGATCGTGCCGTTGGTGCCCAGGAACGATTCCAGGCCGTGGAAGCGAAGCTCGTTGCCGGCAGCGTAGCCGTCAACCACCCACTCCTTGGCAAGGTACTGCTCCATGCTGGTCAGAAGACGCGAAGCCATCTTGCCAGCAACGTTGACAAGAGCTTGTGCGCTACGATTTTCCAACATCTCTTTCTTGTAGATCGCGTCGGTCACCTGCGCGCCACGATACTCCAGTTCGGCGTTCTTCCAGAGGTTCTGGCGAGCGAACGAGCGAGGAGTTTCGCCGTTGTTACCGCTTGGGGTGTGGTTGCGATACTGGATTTCCCAGTCGAAACCTCGTCCCGACATGTTTGTGCGAATGTTGCCGCTGCCTTCCAAAGCAGCGAACACCTTGTACTTCCGCAACGAGGCGACCTCTTCCTCCCGAAGGTGGTTGACAATCGTCGTTGCGATGGAACGTGCCCAGTCAGTCGAACTAGCCATTAAAGGACTCCATCGTTAACGAGTTGGCCTTTCAGCCGCTCTTCAAAACTCATCCGAGAACGCGGTGCCCTCGGCTCTGTGGTGCCTGCACTTCGATTCGGAGCGCGGGTTGCACGCTCGCGAAGGAACTGCATGTTCTGTTGTGCAACGGGGTCAACGGGGGCTTGGGGCTGCATGGGCGGCGCCTGCGGAGGCATGGCCTGCGGCGGAGCCTGCTGCATCTGCTGGTAGCGGAGGTTCAGGAGATCCCGCTGCAACATCCCAGTCGCGTACTGCCAACGGGCCTTGGGATCCTGGATGCCGATCTGCTGGGCCTGCTGGATGTAGCCCTGGATGGCCTGACCTTCACGGCTCACCGATCCATCAGGGTTGTAGAGCCAGTCGGAGTTCTGACGTTCCAGATCCTGGACGTAGTTCTGCGACTGATACTGGCCAAGCTGCTGTTGCACAAGCTCTTGGGCCTTCTGCATCGCGACCTGTTCAACAAACGGCTTCAGCGTGTTCTCGGGATCCGTGACCAGCTTGCGAGCGAAGTTCGCGGTGTAGTCCTGGTACTTCCGGAGAGCCTGCTGGGCCTCAAACGGAGCGTTGGGGTCGATGACCTCTTTGCCCGTCTGCGGGTCGCGGACGATGTACGACTTGTAGGTGTCTTCGATGGACGGGGGGTTCCACCACTTCGGCTGCTCGGGAGCCTTGGGGCGGCTGGCTTCCTGCTGGGCGGCGAGCCACTGCTGATACTTCTCAGCGTTCGCCATGTATTCCGTCGTCTTCGGGATCAACGACTGGAACTGCTGAAGCTGACGCTGGGTCTCACCGTAACCGTTGAACGCACGGTACAGGTTCTGGGCGATGGCGAGATCGTCCTGGCCCGCAAATTCGGGAAGTGCGCGGAACGCGAAATAGGGGCTTTCAAAGCCGCTATCCGACGATTGCGGTGCGGCCTGATGCGGCGCTGGTGAACTGTCCGGCGCTGCGCCCGCAGGCGCGGAAACCTGGGGTTCGACGGCGGCGTCTGTGCTGTTTGCGAATTCTTCGGACATTCAACATTCTCCTCGGGGGTAAACGGCTTTACACCGTCTACCTTCTGAATGTCCGTCTCAGCCAAATCCGTAACGGAATATGGCTGATATCGATAGTCTGTGGACGCGGTGCGTTCTAAGTAACGTACAACAGCCATCAAAACAGCCGGATTTTCTAGGCTTAAGCCAACGAGACTATTACATCGATAGCAGACGACACCTCGCACCGCGCCATCTGAATGCCGATGATCAAAGTGTTGGTGCTTTCCGCTTTTGAACACGGCACCACATATCTCGCACACCTTCGCCAAAGCCATCTCGCGGACGCGGTCTTCCGGGATCCCGTAACGGCGAGCCCTGCTGACAGCGTTATCGCACTCTCGGCAATACCTCCCCAGGCCGTCATTGGCCGCGCGGTAGATTGCAAACTGCGACGACGGCTTTACCGTTCCGCACTTCGCGCACTGCTTTTCGGCAGGGATGTGGTCAGTGCCCGTGCGCCTTCGCTTCTTCTGGCGAAGCGCGTGGTTCTTGGCGTAGTAGCACGGCTTGCAAGCACCAACGTAGCCATCGCGGCATTTCTCGTTGGCGTAGTATTCGCTTATTGGCTTAAGAACGCCGCAAGCGCTGCAAGTCTTCTCTGTCGGGGGCTGGGCCAAGACACCTCCTGTGAACGTCCGTCCACAGGATTAATGTCCCGCTACCCCCTTGCCTCACTCGTCACTCAATAGCCCGTAGGCTATGCCCCCGCCCATGACTCCTCCTGCGCCCATCAGTCCTCCGACGATCTCTGGGTTCTCTTGGAGTGCCTTGCGGAGAACGACTTGCGGGGATTCTGCGGCGAGTCGGGAAAGGAGGTCGTCGTTCAGTGGGAGTTTGAATACGGCCGGGAGTTGGTCGTAGACCTCGGGGTTCTGTCGGCCGCTCTCCAGGATCGCTCGGGCATTGGCCAGTCGGCGTTCCTGGCGGGCGGCTGATGCGTCATGCGGATACGGACGAGGAGGATCATTCGGGACGCGAACTGATACTCGCTTCACTCCGCCGCGTGGAGGGACGGAGACGTAATCGGCAATGCCCTTCCCAGTCGCATCCGGGATGTCACCGTAGATGTTGGGGACGGACTGCTCAAATCCGCGTTGGCGGGTGACGTAGCGATAGCCCTTCCCATAACGCTCTGCTTCTGAGCGGGCCCATTCACTGGGGAGTGGGGTGGTGTCTACTTCCGCACCACGGCGGGCCATCATCATGGCTTCCATGGCAGACTCAGGGGCTGCACGGGGCAGGCCGGCGAGGATGTCGTCGGCTACCCACGGAACGAGACCGGAGACATCTGCGACGTAGCGGGTTGGGTTGGGCATTAGCGCACCGGGAGGGCAAGGCGTGGAGCGGGCGGTGAATTGCGGAGACGGCGAATGACTTCCCCCGCGTCATCGACAAGATGCGTTGCAGCACCTTGGCCGTAGCGGGCGCGGTCCATAAGGCGGATGGCGTCATCGACACTCCGCACCAGAGCGCCGCCTTGTCGCATCATCAGTCCCGGATAGACGAACGCTTTCAATCCGGAAACAGGGGCGGTGATGTAGAACTCCGGGTCGGTCAGGTATTCCGTTGCCATGACCGCGCCCGCACCGACACCGTTCTTCTGGGCAGCGGCACGCCAGTCTCTTTCCTGTCCACGGCCACCGGACGACATCGGAGGAATCGCCCCAGCGAACGGAGCTTGCAGGGCAAGACGGGCGGCATCCAGGTATTCGCCATCGCTCGCCGCAGCAGAGGACGCAAAGGCCGTGTCTCGCATGCGCCCACCGTAATCGAACACGTAGTTCGCGGCTTGCTCTTCCGCGTCAAATGCATCAGAAGACCGTCTGGGATACAGCGTGTCGGCCACGGCGTTCATGCGAACCGCACGCGGATCGACGGACACGCGCATACTGCGGTCGTAGATCGGCTCGTCCCGCTTGGCCTTCAGCCACTGGTAGTTGGGAGACGAGGTGATCTTGTCGTACTCGCGGCGCTGGGTATCCAGATCCGCAGCGCGGCGTTCAGGAGACCCTTGCAGCCAGTCCATCCAGTTGTCGGCCATTAGCGATCCTCCTGCATGAGCAACGGAGCTAGGACGGACGCACCCACGCCTTGCTCAATGAGCCGGCGGCGCATTTCGTCGGACATGATGTAGCGGCGACCGGCATCACCTTTCGGATTGAAGGCCGGCAGAGACGCCTCCAAGGCCGATTGCGCCTTGGCCCTCGCGATCAGTTCGCCCACCGCCAATCCCGCCTGCTTGCGAGCGGCGCCGAGCTGCATGTTCCCGTCTGTCAGCGACTTCACGCCGGCTTGGTATGCGGCTTGGTAGTTCTCTGCCAAAAATCGATCCAGCACATCCTCGCCATGCCCAGCCTTCCGCATGAGGGTCATCTTCCGAACCATCTCGCCATACTCATCCTCCATGAGGTCGGCCCCCATGCCGGGGGCTTTGCGGCGAGTTCGCCACATGAAAGCGTTCGCTGACCCCATCGCTTCAGCGGCTGCGGCACGCACCGCTGAAGGAGTGTTGATCGATACCTCCGACAACGCTCCAGAGTCTTCTGTAAGCCCCCCCATCTTCCTGCCAAGCCGCTCCAGCGCGCCTGGGACAACCTTGCCGTAGAAGTGTTCGTAGTTGTCAATGTTGCCGCCGACCTTGTCAGCGATTGCTCGCGGCGAGGCGACTTCGATGGCGCGATGGCCTTTGCGTGCGGCTTCTAGGGCGAGGCGTTTGATGAGGAGGTCGGACCAAGTGTCTTCTAGGGGGAAGGGAAGGCCCTGGGCGGATGGATCGTTCTGCACCACATGCTGGCCATCAACGATAGCTGTCTGCGGATTCTGTGCCGCGTACTCACGCGCCTTCCGGTTATGAATCCCCAGGTCAGACTGGAGTTCATTGATCCGCAAGGCATCGCCGTGGGTGTCGAAGCGGGCGTGGGCTATAATGTTGTTTCGTTCGTACTGCTTCGCCGCTGGCTTTGCCGATCCACGCCCCCAATGGCTTCCGTATTCTCCTGCGACCGTGGGCTGGCCGACGAGCAGTTCGGTGTAGTCCTTTCCGCCTTGGCTGTAGGCTCCGTAGACTGCATCTCCGTGCGGCCCGCCGGCACCAAGCGGGGAGGGCGAGCCTACGGCTAGCTTGTCGCGGACATAGCCGGAGGTGTCTTGTGGCGTACCCCCCAGCACAATCTCCTTGTGCGTATACACCGGGCTGCGTTCTTTGACTCTCGCCAAGAGTTCTGATCGCGACACCGCATCCCGGCCGGCGATGACCGAATCCAGGTCGGTCTCTTTCAACTCCCAGCCGGGGACGCCTTCCTTGTAGCGCTTCAGGAGTCCTGGGAGTTCCTGAACCCTGACGTTCTCTGGCATCTGCTCAATCGCCCGCTCCAGTCGCGAGTAGATGCCAGGGCCGGGGTTGTATGTCAGGAGACCAGCGATCTTGCGCCCCGCTTCATCAATGCCGCTGATGGGGTTAGCCATTATCGCTCACCATTTTTCGCGATTGGCCCAGTACGCCGCAGACATCTTGCCCTTGGCAATGTTCTCTGCGTGGCGGGCCTTAAAGGCTTCGTTCCTTGCCGATCCGTCAGGTGAGCCTTCGACACCCTGCTGGCCGAAGCGGATCAGCTTCTCCTGGTCTCCGGACTTCGCCAGGACCATGTGCGACTTCTCCGGATGATTCGGAGTACGCACTGGACGATTCGGAATCAACTTCCGGATCTTGTCACCCTCGCTGTCCACTCAACTTCCTCCACTGCTTGGGATCTGGGTAGTCCTTGTCACCCGGCTTGGCGGGCGCTTCGCCGCGTTCACGCTTGGCATGGACGTTGGCCCAGAGGCCCTTGCGGAGTTTGCGGATCTTGTCGCCTTCAGAGTCCATCGTCCCAGTCGTCGTCAAAGAGGAAGTCGAACATCAGTAGATGACTCCGCCACGGAAGGCGGCTTTGGGCTGCGGGCCAGATGACTGACGGGCCTGATCCAGCCGGGCCAGGATGGCATCCAACTCCATCCGCTTCAGTTCCTTCTCATGCTCCATGCGGCGCATCTCACGCATCTGGGCGACACGGGAGTCGTTCTCGTCCTGGTGGGCACCCATGGTCTGGGAGATCATGTCGCCCAGGGCCTTGCCCTGTTGGGCAGAACCCATCGCAGCGTGGTAAGCGCCTGAAGCGCCGTGGTTCATCATGGAATTTCCTGTGGCAAAAGGTGAGTTGCGGCGGGCGTTCTGTTGATCCGTGACGCGGTCCTGGATCATGCCCTGGGCGTTGGGGTTGCGAGTGATCTTGCGGGGAGGACGGCCCTGCATCGCGGCCAACTGCGCTTCAGCGAAAGCCTCCCGCTGAATGCGGTTCTCTTCCTCTTGCTCTTCTTCACTCAGCAGGAACGGCCCGTCTGGCATAGTGATTCTCCTAAGAGATCACTGTCCCTTTTTGCGGGCATTGCGAATGGCTTTTCTCACCAGGATCTTTCCCGCCATGCGAAGGAAGGGAAGTTTCCTCTTCGTCGCCTCTTCCTGGAGCCAGTCGCAGATGGTCTCTAAGTTCTTTTCGCACCAGCCGGGTTCATTGAACTCATTGGCATCCATGAGCTTGGCACGGGTGTTACATGAACAGCCGGGAGAGGCGACGATACCGACACGCTTCAGGAGAGCTTTGAGTTCTGTGCCTGGGCCGTGACCGGGCGATGGTGTTTCGTCTGGCTTGCGCCTGACAACAGCCTTGGGTTGTGGGCCCCGATACTTCTTCACCAGGAGGCTATAAGACTCTTGCGAGAGGGTTACTTTGTCTCCATCCACCTGGGCGTGAGACAGGACATCCTCCAGATATCCGGCCGGGCGGGAGAGGGCGGTCTTGGAGAGTGATTGAAGTGATAGGATCATGGGTTTTGGAATTCCGGGCAGTCGCAGTACGTCGCCGCGCAGTAGATGCCATCGGGGCAACAAATGTAGTTGGGTTCTGGGCAGCAGCCGTTCACATCTGCGCCCGGGCAGCACGTTTCAATCGCTGGATCGCACTGAACCGGGCAATCCTCCTCGGGAAGCGGTGCGCATGTCTCGCACACCTCTGGATAGCAGACGCCGTCCAGGCAGCACTCGCCCGCCGGGCAGTCCTCGCTGGTCGTACACTCTCCGCACGGCTCATCTTGGCATTGACCGTTACAGCACACGAACGGGTCAGTGGTGCATCCCCCGCATCCCTCTGGCAACCCGGTGTCAATGTACGCTAAGGCTTCCGCCAGTGTTGCGAATATCATTGGGAACGGGTTTGGATCTGGCTCTGGGTCGCATGAGCAGGTCAACACAACGGACTCGCAGTCCTCGTCCGTCTCGCACCCATCACACGGGTCATCCTGACACACCCCGTCACAGCAGTACTGGCCTTCGTTGCAACAGACCTGGGACTCACCAGTACCACAGCATTCCTGGGTGGGTGGGCAACATTCCTCCCCGCAGCAGAGGTCACCTTCTGGACAGCACTCCTGGCCAGAGCCCACACCACAGCAGACGCGGGGATCCTCGCAGCACTCCTTGGACCCAGAGGGCCCGCAGCAGACATCGGGCTCCTTGCAACAGGTGGACGGGGAACCGCAGCATTCGCCCGGCGGGGTGCCATTCTCACAGCAGCACTTGCAGCAGGCCATTAGACGCCCTTTCTAGTAAACAAGTGTCCAGCGTCACCCTGGAGGCGAAACGGGGCTTAGGGGGCGAATCTGGGCCTCTGGCGGGGGGCGACACGCGGGCGACATGGGGGAAAAAACGAGAAGCATCGGGTTTTGAAAAAAGTCGGGGGTGGAATTGACATGATTCCGACGACGATTTGGGGGGGGATGGGGGGCCTGTTGTCCGTGTCTGCCATGGCCGTAGGCTCGTCGTAAGTCTAGCCGTGCCAGCGACTTACGTTTCCACACTACACCCTGCGGTTAAGGCGGGGGTTTTTAAACGGCGTTTAGAAATGGCGATTCCCGGCCGGAGCGGTGCGCATGCATGGCCCACTATTCCCCTGTACACTGCTGTCCATCCGTACACTCCCAGCCCCGGCCAACAAAAAAGCCCCGCCATCCCGTGAAGAATGGCGGGGCCCGTAGTGTACGCCGTGCCAGTGTACGCCGGTCTACTTCCCGGCGTAGTACTCTGCCAGTTCAGCCCGATACGATTCCGGGTTGGGATGCATCACCGGCACCATAGACCGGGCCCCGGAATCCCGCCCGCGTACCATTGGCCCGGCTTGCGGCGGAGTGCGGCGGCGGCGGGGCATAGGCTTTCCGTCCGTCACGATGCAAGGCGGGTACACTTGTTCAAACCCGGGGCGTCGGTTCATCCGCCAGCCCGTTTCTACTTCCGCCAATTCCTGCTCACGTTCAACCCATTCCCGCAAGACTTGCACAGTGGGCACCATTTTGCCATCGCCCCGGGGCTGGCCCTTCCCGCCCGTCACCGCTACAGGCTCGCCGGGGATATCGTCCCCCAACCCGGCGAGGGCTTCCCGGTCTTCCGAAGCGTACATGGAGGCTTGCACAATCGCGGCGGGGTTGGGGGTTCCCGTGTTGAGGGCCCGATTGTAAGGGTACCATTTGCGGGAATCCCGGCGGCGGGGCTGATCGCCTACTTGCGGGAGAATGTAGTACGCTCGCCGCATATAGGCCGCTGCGCCCATTACCGCCCGCGTAGGTTCGTCGGCGGTAATCTTCGCGGCTTTGTAGTCCCGGTCTAGAAACACCGAAAGCGTATCCTGTGCGGCTTGCTCTAAACGAGCCTCCCGCAAGTCTTTCGGCAGTCCATCCCCAACCCCTGCCCGTGCTGCTTTGTACTTCCACCATGCCATACAGTCCCGGAATCGTCCCGGATCGGCCATATAGTCCCGGGGATTGAACACGGTTCCCGGTGCCGGGTTGGTGACAATCAACCCAAACAAGCGGTGCTGTATTCCGGCGAGATTCTTTTTCATGGTCTTACCCTCCACAGTGTAAAGGCGAGTATCTGCCCGCCATGGTTGTATCATAGTATCGTCATGGTTGGGTTGCAACCCCTAGCGAAAAATATTTTTCGCCGTTCCAATGTTCCCGCCATATATGTTGCCAATTCATTCCCGCCCGGTTCAACCCGGACGGAATGAAACAATCGACCGCGAATTGTCGCACAGGTCTGGCGAGTGAACATATGCGGCGAGCGGAAAATTCTTCCGCCCGTCCCAATGTTCCCGCCAGTAATGTTGCGACGATTTCATGCGGGAAGGAAACGTATTACTTCCTGCGCATGCGGGCAGCCAATGGAGGTACGATGGACTACAACTGGTTCCTCTGCCGTTACTCCGCAGCCCTTGCCACCCTGAAGCATCCAGGGGAGTGCTACGGAGGAATTCGTGATATCTGGGATGTGATTGCATTCGGGCTCTGCGTGGATCTTCCAACCACGCGGGCCCCATGGCAACGCATCCGATAGGCCGAAACCGCCGCGAGGCGGTCTACCCGTGATGCGGGTACTGAAGAGGCCAACCAATGGAGGTACGATGTACTGTGACATCAACTTCCCGACGAAGAAGGCTCTGAAAGCGGCTGTTGCCAGTGGGCAGGCTGTGACGATCTTCTCGCCGGGGCCGTTTCCCGTGGATTGTTCTACGGGCAAGCATTGTGTGGAGGGGCCGCACTATCCCAAGCCTCACTCCTGGTACGCCAGTGTGGTGGTGGCTGATGGGCGGATCGTGTCGGTGAAGTGACGGGATTCGATCCCGGGCAGTGGCAGCCCTTATGGGTTATTCCGTGTTGCTGCCCGGGTTCGGCTGCCGTTTCGGTGGGTAGCCGTCGCCTCTGCCTGTGCCTGGGAGTAATTACCTGGGACGAAAGCAGCGTGGACGGCTTCCTGTGGTCCGTAACAGGGTTGCCACACGGGCAATAGGGGTGGATCGTCAATGCCCCGCCCGCCGTTTCTACGGTGTCCGAATAGCCCCCTCTGGGCTGACATCAAAACGCATCCGATCAGCAAGGTGCGTAGTTCGCGGAAGATGGTACACGCGGCGGGTTCCCTGTCGCATTCCATGCCGCCGTGGTGCCAGTAGGGGGCTATTCGGCTGCCGTTCGGTAGTCGGTTTCTCAAACGATGAGGTGCTACATGGGTTACCATGCGGCCCGCATCGTCCAGGATGGCGAAGCAAACGCCAAGATTCGCCACGGGATGCAGGACTATAAGGTCTGCACCGTGTCGCTGCTGGCGTCCGATGCTTCGGGGTACAACATGTGCCCCAAGGCATACCCCATCACGCGGTTCCGTGAACTGCGTACTGCGGGCTGGACGCTGGAAGCTATCCGCGAGGATGCCCAGAGCAAAGACCTAGCGCTCTGCTCTGTGCCCTGTGTCACCTCCCAGTCTGGGCAGGGTGCCATTGGTGATGTGCCCGAGATTCGGGCCAATCTCACCCGCTGGTACGTGGAGAATCGGGACGAGTTTCGTGCCCATCTTCTGGACGAGTTGCGGGGTTATGTGCGCCGGGCAGGGGATTCGATTGTCGCCTGCCGGCCGAATCTGGATTCCGATGCTCCATGGGAGCGGACGATTCCTGAGATGTTCGATCTGCCCATCCAGTACTGGGACTACACCAAGGTCTCCAAGCGGCTGGGCAAGGTGCCGTCCAACTATCACCTGACCTATTCGGTCAGTGAGGCTACGACGGCGGAAGACTGGCAGCGGGTCTACGACACGGGCAGTTCAATCTCCGTGGTCTTTGACTCTGCGTGGCAGCCAAGCGGTAAGCGGGAGTATCACCGCTTCGGCCGCATGCCTACGTGGTACACCGACCCCAACGGGTATCGGTGGCGTGTTGTGGATGGTGACAGGACCGATCTGCGGTTCCTGGATCCTTCCAACGTCTGCGTGGGCCTGCGTCTGAAGGGCCGCAAATGGGAACGCTGGTTTGCCCGCTGGTCTGGTTTTGCGGTCAGGCTGCCCCGTGCGTTGCGGGGTGTGTTCGGGAACATTCATCCGGCGAATGCCGCGTGAGGTGTGACATGGTCGATGCGTACTACTCCAACGAACTCAAATGCTGGGTGCGTCTGGAGCGTGAGGCGGATGGCGAGTGGTGCCATACGTCTGGATTCTCTACCCGTGAGGCTGCGATTCGCGGCCGTGAGGTGTGACATGACACTGCGAGAACTGATTGCACAAATCCATACCGTACTCCCGGGTGCCTACTTCTGGCAGGACAACGACGGCGAGTTGTGCATTGCGACCCGGTTCGTGTACCCGGTCGGAGAAGACGCGCCTATGGAGCCCTTTAGCGAGGAGGTGTGACATGAGCGATGGGTTAGACAGATGGGCAGTACTTTATCGGGCTGCCGACTCTCCGCCTGCCGATCCGCCGGAGGCTTTCCTTTGCTGGGCAGAGGATGGCGACCACGCCGACGAGCAGTGCCGGAACGCTTACCCGGGCTGCGAGGTGTTGTGGTCTTACCTAGGTGATGCTGACGATGCGTACCGAGAGTACTACGACAACCCGGAGGTGTGACATGGCAGATACAACCTACAACGGCTGGACCAACTACGAAACGTGGCTGGTCAACCTGTGGATGGATAACGAGCAGGGCTCGCAGGAATACTTCCGTGAGCAGGCCCGCAGAATCTACGGATTTGCAACGGCCGACCCGGGCGGGTGGTTCACGCGGGAAGAGACAGCCCGCTTTCGGTTTGCGGACTGGCTGAATGAACACCATGAGGAGAACCGTCCAGAGATGCCCGCATGCGGCGTGTACTACGACCTGTTATCAGGTGCCCTGTCTGAAGTGAACTGGAATGAGATTGCCCGTCATTACATCGAAGCCATAGAGGAGGAGGCTAATGCCTGACATGCAATGCCCCGTCTGCGATTGTTGCGAGGTGTCGTTTGCCGGTGTTCTCGGTGACGTAGGTCATGCGAGATGCCGGGACTGTGGGATTGTTTACACGTTTGACCCGTCATTGGAGGACGAGTGCTATGTGGGCAGTACGGACACGGAAGAGGATTGTGGCGACGTTTGATGAGCGATGGGAGGCGGAAGAATGGATGCGGACTTGGCGTTCCATCCACGGACACAAGTGTTTCCTAGTGCGAACGGAGAATTGATATGGCTGCCCGCAAGTGGGCCAAGTGCTGCGAGTGCGGCGGCGAGGTGTGGTTCGATGCGTGGGCCGACCTGGAGGGAGACATTGCCGGTGGCCCGTACGACAACAACAAATGCTCCGAATGCGAAGAGGAGGACGTTGACTATGTCGAAGTTGAAGAAGACGACGAGTAAGCGCGTGATCGTCCACGTTTCTGGAGGCATGGCGTCTTGCGTGTCTGATCCGGGCGTGGATTGTCTGGTGCTGGACTGGGATGCAATGTGTGACGGCAATGCACCGCCGACGATGGAGGATATTCGCGTGTGGCGTGACCAGTATCGCGGACTGTTAGACGGACAAGATGTGGATCGATTGGAAATCCTTGCAGGAGAATGACATGACCGCACATGACTGCATCGCCTGCGAGCGGCTGCTGCTGCGGGCGAAAGAGTTGATTGATGAGGCTCTGTGGCAGCACATCTATGACGAGAGCAACGGCGAGCGACCGGATAAGAACTGCGAGTACTCGCAGTGGCTGAATGACTGTGATCGATTCCTATTAGGCGAGGAGGCTACGACATGAGCTTTCGACCGATGGTGAAGGTGGGCAATGAGTGGGCTGGCAATGGCGTCCGGTTTGCCACCCGTGAAGAGGCTGAGTCTTCCGCCCGTGATCTGTACGGACGGTGGACGCTGTGTGTAGATCACCGGGCAGATGAGTCCGATGATCCGGTAAACTGTGAGTGGGATTCAACCCGTGGCAATGTGCATTTGGAGGTGGCCAATGTCGATGGTTGAGAACGCCGAGGACATCTGCTTGGGGGACTGGGTGCGAGATCAGTACGGGCGTATCGGCCGCGTGACGGAGAAGCATTACATCTGCCCACAAGATGAGCAGTGGCTGTCCATGCAGGCGATACCCGTCACGCCCGAGCAGATGAATGAGCCGTGGTGCAGCGTGCTGGTTCACAACAGCGGTGCTGTTGTCCAGCCGATCAGCACCCTCTGCACACTAGACAATCATCCAGAATCTTTGAACAACCCTTGGACTAGCTTCTACTTTCGGGAGACAGCCAATGCCCGCGATTGACATCTCAAACACCGAGGCCGTGGCTATCGACACGGCATGCATGACCCTCATGGAGACCGTGCGGCGAGGGCGCAAGAAGCAGGAGGCATACATTGAAGAGGACAACGATCCCGATGGGGCCGCGTCCTTGGAGGACGGACTTTCTGACCTCCTCCAGGCCATGCGCGCGCTTCGCCTCCTGCTGGAGCGGGCGGGATGGACCAGCGAGATGATCGGTCATGCCTATAAGGAGAATGCCAATGCCCAAGATTGATTGGACTGCTGACCAAGGCGAGGAGGTGCGGCAGTTGCTTCTGAATCAAATTGATTTCCTGCAAGAGAGAAAGGCAACGTGGGTTTCCGGCGGTGCTATCGGCCCAGCAGCAAGCGACTCGTACCTCATCCAAGACTTGCGTGACATCCTTTCTAAACTGGAGGCTGCATATGCCAACCATTGAACTGACCGACGAGCAGGCCGAGGAGTTGAAGGATGTGGTAACCGATAAGATGGGCGTTCTTGCCCGCAAGATTGACTTTCGGTGGAACATTGGGGACGAGGCGCTGGAACTCAAGCACATTCGTTCTGTCCTGTCCGACATCCTTCACCTACTGGAGATTGCGTGATGACTGACCTAACCGTGATCGACAAGGGCAACCACTGCGAGATTCACCAAGGCGATGCGATTGCCGCAGACTATGTGGCCAGCAAACGTCTGGCCACTCTGTTCGCCGCCTCCCCTGAGTTGTTGTACCAGCTGAAGCATGCCATCCGCCTGCTCGTTGACGCTGGATATCCGGAGACGTATGAGCGGTGGCAGGAGTTCGACATGGCTGTGAACATGGCAGAAGGGAGAGAGTGATGGCACATACACCTGGACCATGGATCGTGCGCGAGCCGGAAGAGGATGAACTGTACGAGGTGTACGCGGAGAACGGCGGCGATCTTATTTGCTACCCGGTCTACACTCGCAACCAGCGGGACAACATTCACCTCATCGCCGCAGCCCCGGAATTGCTGGAGTTGGTGCGGACTGCCCGTGTGATTGTGGAATCCGCCGGTCACATGGATTTGTCAGTTCGCATGTGGAATGCAATCGCCAACGCAGAAGGAGCTACCGAATGAGTTGCACACCTGGACCGTGGTCTGTGATGCCCACCCCGACCGACGTGCAGCACACCCACAAGATCATGTACGACTGTGTGCAGGAGCGCCGCAGGATCGGTGCCGTGTGCGGCGTGTTCGCAAAGGATGACGGCGAGGCGACTGACAACGCCCGTCTCATCGCCGCTGCCCCCGAGTTGCTGATGTCGCTTCGTGCGGCGCTCAACGAACTGATTGAGTTGTACGAGGAGGCGTATCCAGACGATGAGTCTGACAACGACACCACCGTCGCAATCGACGCAGGATTGGCGGCGATTGCCAAAGCAGAAGGGAGCGAGTGATGCGTCATACAGATGGACCCTGGTGGGCCTGTCCCCCAGACGAAGACAGCGAAAACTGGGAGATCGAAGACGGGTACGGTCACACAGCAACCGTCTACGGCGACGATGAGCCGGCGGCAGCCAATGCCCGGCTGATGGCGGCTGCCCCGGAGTTGCTGGCTGCACTGCGGGAACTTGTCCACTATGACGAAGGCAGTAGTGAGCAGGGGTCGTACGGATACGAAGTTCTGAGTCGATGCAAGGCAGCCATTGCCAAAGCAGAAGGGAGAGAGTGATGGCACATACACCCGGGCCCTGGGCTTGGAGATGGAGCCAGCCGCTGAACACGCTTGTGATTGAGGCCGGCGACGGATACATCGCCCGCAATATCAGCAACGACAATGCCCGCCTCATCGCCGCTGCCCCTGAATTGCTGGCTGCATCCCGGCTGGCAAACCAAGAACTGATTGACCTGGGTGTCGGCAGCAGTGGGTCGCCTGCGTTGGTGGCACTGTGGGCTGCGATTGCCAAAGCAGAAGGGAGAGAGTGATGTTCTATTGGGACGAGGATCGTTACCCCATTGGTGAAGGCGAGCAGCCCACCCGGTGGGGAGTTGTAATGCTGGACGACACGTATACTCTGGGGCCCGTATACAAGCTGGCCATCTACGAGATGCGTGAGATTCCTGGTGTCGGCAAGCGGCCGGTTGCCATGCTCGTTTGCCGGGGGTTCTGTGAGTTGAGTTGCACCCCTGCGGCTGCCGTAGAGCGGGCTGAACAGTGGCGCCGCAAAGAGTTTGCTGATGACGGTGGCGTTGAGTTCCGATGGGTCGGTGCGTTGCGCTGGTCTGACCCGAATCGACCTGTGAAGAAAGGAGTCTGAGCGATGACTGACCTGACCGTGATCGACAAGGGCGACCACTGCGAGATTCACCAGGGTGATGCGATTGCCGCAGACTATGTGGCCAGCACACGTCTGGCCAATCTGTTCGCCGCTGCCCCCGAGTTGCTGGCTGCCTTGCAGTCGTTCATCGCTCTTAGTGATGACGGCTCTCTGCATATCGACGGCAGCCCGGCTACGGAAGACCCCGCACTCACTGCTGCCCGTGCAGCCATAGCCAAGGCCGAAGGTATCACCACGGAGGTAGATGATGGCAAGGAGCGATCATTGGACTGACGAGACAGTGGACAAGGCCATCCGCCTGCTTGTGCTGGCGGAGGATGCTGTGAAGGACACCGAGCCTGACCTGTACCAACAGATCAGGCTTTTTCTTTTGGAGGAAGCATGAAAAGTACGCTGCGAATGAATGGATCTGTGCGGTTTACGCGCGATGAGGCTGCTGCCTTGGTCAGTGCGGCAGCTATTGCCCTTCAGCATGACGAGCCCCCAGAGGAAGTGAGGCAGCCGCTGGCCGATGCACTAGCCAAACTGGACAACCTTTTCAAATTCGGGATTCGCGAAAGCCTGGAGGATCTCAATGCCTGAGTTCGACGGGACCACTGAGCAGTTCGCCCGCATCGTACGGGAGATGTTCCCCACATGCCGAATCTGTGAGGACGATGAGGGGCAGATCGTCATCTACACCGGAGCCGCTATGCAAATGGGCGGTGAGGTTGTATCATGGTTGCCTGATGATGAGGATGTGTACCAATCGTGGTGCGATAGAAACCCGGAGGTGATGTGATGAGCCTCAGTGCATCCGAAGCGTTCGACTTGTTGGAGATTGGACGCTGCGATCATGGCGGCAACCAATGGGTAGTGTTTACTGACGGCGCCTACCGGCACGTTGTTGGTGCGAGCCACTTCGATTCCTGCGGGCGCTCTGCCCGTGAGACGGACGAGGAACACCGCGCCGATGACTACGGCGAGTGGTGCAGCCGTGGTGTGTGGGCCAACGATTTCGTGGCGGGGGAGGTTGCCGCGTTGTGTGACCTTGCGTTTGTGCATTCCGCAACGAGCGGTGGGTGTGGTCGTATCGATGCAAAGGAGGTGACCGATGGTTGACGCATGGCTAGTGCGTGGCTACCAGCTTCCATGGGAGCATGCTCCGCTGTGGTCTGCGGCCAATCAACGTGCGTTGGGTTCCCGCCGGCTGCGGCCGTACCTGGACATCATCATGGCCGATGGATACGGGAGCGCGCCTGATCACCTGCGGTGGGTGATCCGTGGCAAGGTCAGTGAGATTGAATCCTGGGCAAAGGAGATAGCCGATGAGCGTTGAGTCCGTCCGTGCCGATATCAATGCCGCCATTCAGCGGCTACGCCTGGAGGGATGCGTCCCCACCATGCGGAGTGCGTTGCTTCTGTGGCAGCAGTACCTAGTGGAGACCCAGCCGAATGGGTTGTCCACCAACGACAGGAATGAGTACGCCCAGGAACACAAGCGGGTGACGTTCCTGTTGTCTGAAATCTTCCCGCCTGATGAGGACGACATTGAGGCTGAGTTATTGCGTCAGCATGTGGCAAAAGAACTGGAGGTGCGTGATGGCTAAGAAACGTGCAAGGAAAATCACCGCAGAGGCGTTCATTGACGCCGTCATGCGGCATCGGGACGGGATGATTCAGGACATTGCCGATGAGCTGGGTGTCACCCAGCAGGCAGTGAGCAAGCGACTGCGTGAGTACAAGGAACGTGGAGTCACGGGTCTCCCCGTATTCAACGGCCGGGTGGTGGATGTGGATGACGTTCAGAAGATGGTCAATAAATACAGGGGGAAGTGATGGGAGACGATGTTCGCGAGCGTGCCTATGACAGCGAGTTCTTTGTGGAGAATGCCGATCAGATCCGTGACGCCCGGTTGCTAGCCAATGCCATTGCCGACATGGAATGTGCTACTCACAACGGCACACCGCATGAGGTACGGCTGGCGTGGTTGCAGTTCTACGACATCGCCGGGCCAGTGCTGACTGGCAAGTTCATTGCGTCCGGTGCGTGGCAGGACTACTGCCCCGAGATCGATGACGAGACCGACACCGACTCACGCGCCACCCTGTGGACGGACGGCGAGAAGCGTGTCGTTTCCACGCTGCGGTTTACCCACGATACACCGTGCGACATGACGTTCACGGTTGAATAGGAGTTTATATGTACAAGGATGTACTGATTCTCATGCATGTCATGGCGACATGCATCCTCTTGCTGCTTGCGGTGCAGCTAAAGGAGATCCTGATCCGTATACTATTGGAGGTCCGATGAGCGAGATGGCTGACTTCTGCGTTGGTTCCTTGGTTGTTCTTGCCTTCCTCTGGTGGAGTTCCCTGTCGTGAAACTGTATCTCTATGGCCGTGTCTCAACGGACGATCAGCAGACATCGGCCGACGCCCAGTCGGTCAGGCTGCGTGAGTTCGCTGAGAAGTCTGGCCTGGAGATTGGCGGGGTGTTTGTGGACGAGGATGTCTCTGGCAAGATCCCCCTCCAAGAGCGACCCAAGGGGAAGGAGTTGTGGAATCTCATCCAGCCTGGGGATGCCATCGCATTCACCAAGGTGGATAGATGTTTCCGATCCCTGGTAGATGCTGCCTCCACCCTGGAGAAGTGGAAGACTCTCGGCATCCGGGTCCACATCCTGGACTTAGGGATCGATGTGAACACGCCGGCTGGAGAGTTGTTCTTCTCCCAGCTTGCAGCCTTCGCACAGTTTGAGCGGGCCATGATCGGCCTGCGTGTGCGTGAGGCCCAGGCACACAAGCGGCGCACCGGCAAGCCGTACAACAAGACGCGCCCCATCGGCTGGCGTAGGCAGGGTGACTGCTATGTGCCCCTGCATTCCGAGCGGAGGCTGGCCGAGCGTGTCATCGCTTGGCGCGACCGTGGCGAGAGCCTGCCCCGGATTGCTTTGCGCCTGTGCAAGGAGAACATCCGGAGCGCTGACGGCTCTTGGCTTCGCCCCTCCCATGTCCGGCGGCTGGAGATCGCGGCGCGAGCCGGATATCCAAGGATTGCGAGACGGTCCTTGCAAGCCTCTGTGCAGACATGCTCGCCACACGGATCGGGATCTGATGTTCCTCCGACAGAGACCTGAGCGTCATGCCGTGCATGAAGCGGTTGAACGCCATCTCCTGGTCGTCCTCTGGCAACTCTTCAATCGCCAGCCGCAGATGATCTAGCTCGTCGTATTCCGGCATGCGGTCAGCAGCGTCAGCCAGGGAGATGCGGTTCTCTCTCGGGGTTCTCGTTGCCTTCTTAATGAATTTCAACATGCCATTCAGGATGGCCCGAGCGAAGTAGGCTTTCGGATACGGGAGTCTCTTGGGATCGTACGTCCGTGCGGCCTTCGACAAGGCGAGGAACCCCTCCCCTTCCAGGTCGTCAACGTACAGAGAACGCTGCCATTGCGGGCGGTTCTGTACGAAGTACCTCGCCAACATGTGGACGAGGTCCAGGTAATCAGTGACTAGGCGCTGCTTTGTCTTTGAGAGTTTTGATCTCTTGCTCATGCATTTCCAGCCGAGCCTCATGGTCGGCCAGTGTTTCTTTCAGTTCTTCAAACATCTCAGGCATGCGTTGCACCGTGTCCGCAATCACAGCCACCTTGGCGTGGATTGAAAACGCCCACGGAATCACGGCCGCACAAGCCGAGATCACAAGCATCCAGAATTCTGCGTCAACGCTCATGTCATCCCCATTAGCACCATGCCCGCGTACGGATGTAGCTGGCCTTCCAGTACATGCAACCGAATGATCTCCATCGCATCGGGGGTTTCTTCATCGGGGAACTGGTAGATGTGTGTCTCGCCGTTGTATTTCACAATGAGCCGAGTGAACTGGACGCCTCGCTCTTCAGCCTGCGGATCTCGCCAGCGTTTCTTTTGGATATCCACTTCAGTATCCAGTGAGAGATGAGGTTCGCGAGTATGGGGAGAACGAAGAGCAGGAACACCGACCCGCATTCGGGGTTGAGCCTGCGGTATTCGGTGCGGATGCGAGACCGATACTCCGCAAGTGATGCCTCCTCATCCCAGACGACGATAGCCACCAGAGCCACATCCGTGGCACGGCCACTGAGTCTTCCCGTCTTTGTGTACCGGACTGCTTCATCTGCTACTTCTTGGGCGCGCACTTGCCCCCCTCGCATCCTGCCTGCTTGCACTTGCATGTATCTGGACATGGACACTTCGTCTTGTGTCCATCACCGTGCGTGATGACGCCGGACTTGCATTGGCCGCAGCATTCCTTCGCCGCCACCGGAGCCTTCTGTGTGGCGATCACGTACGCTGCCTCCGCTGCGACCGACCCGGTGTAGTCGGGCGTGCCCCAGAACGACGCGAGGATGAGGAACAACTTACTCATTGCGGAGGAGTCCTATCGCACCAAAGTCGGGCAGCTTCTGGGGTGGGAATCCATCTACGTTTCCATATGCATAGCAGTCTTCCGACCGGACGCACACTTCCCAGTCGTCTTCCTTGGTCACGATCATGCCGGGAACCCAGGGCGGATAGTCTGCCGGCCAGTCGCGAGGTGCTTGGTTCCACGCACCCCAGCTATTCGCAATGAAGAAGACGTTGAACGGCCAGAACTGCTTGGTGAAGTCCATCCCTACTGTGGCCATCGCATGATTCCAACCGGGTGAGATGCGGCGGTGGACATGATCCTTGTCCGTGTCCGCTGACCACGCAGCGTACTGGCCTGACGCCAGTGCATAGCCGTTGAACAACGCATCCCTGGCATCCGAGACAGATCGAATCTGCCGGATGGTGCCTACCTTGTTCTCATTGCAGAGCTTCTGCACATCTTCCGGCACACCCCGAGAGCCCCAGCGTGCGCCGATGGATCCCTTGTAGACCGACAGATCAACGAGTTCGTACTTCTTGCGGACCAGGAAGCCGGTCTTGTTCTCAAACATCGCAGCCCGAGCAGGCGACATCCCTGCCCCACCGTGCCCACGCGCCCCATAGGTAGGCTCCGTGGCGCCACGCTTGTAGAAGTCTTCGGGCTCGCCGTTCACCAGGATTTGCACGGCACGGCTGGTGTCTCTGGCATTCCTGGAGCAATGGCTGGTGCAGTTGTGGACGGCGTAGCCATTGGCAATGAATGCGTGATCCTGTTCGACCTCCACGCAGTACACCATGCCGTCGAAGTGCGAGGACGATACGCTTGCTATGCGGCATGCGAAGCCGCCATCCACCCGCCACGTTCGCGGACTCTTCCCCGCAGCCGGCGATGTCATTCGCAGCTTGCCGGGGAATAGTGCGACGGCGCTCTTGCCGTAGAAATGAACCTCGCTCGCCTGCTTTGATTGCTTGTATGCCTTGCGTATTGTCTCCGTGCATTGTATTCCCGCCGCAATGGCAAGGCATCGCATGTCCCTTATGAGGCCGCGAGACACAGACGTTCCAGTTGCCTTGCACATGTTGTACTGCGGTGTGTTGGAGCGCGGGCCCTTCATTACGCACCCGTCTCCCTCCATCCATCCGCGCACACACGCCAGTTGCACATCCACTGGCGAGGAAAACATTTCTTTTGGGGCACGCTTGGAGTAGGTGTTCCCACTGCCTGCGATCCGATACATCCAGCGGGCGAGTGGACCGCACCCGATCTCCACAAACAGGCAGCTAGGCTTTGAAACCAGCGTCTTAATGCGGGCCTGTACGCCACACTGCGAGCGAAGGATTGATTTGATTCGCATCGCAATCTGCATCTCGTCGCTGCACAGGTTCCACACAAGGCCGTGCGGCTTGCCGTTTAGGCCCTTGTCTGTTGAGCCCTCTGCGAGCCATATGCCGATTAGCCACGCAACGTCGGAGTTGAGGGTGATGTGGCGGTTGCAGGAGACCTTGCCGTTGAGTGCGCGTACCTTGCCGTCCGATGCAACGATGCGCCGAGAATTCTCCGGCGCGCCCGGAAGTTCGTTGGGGTTCTCTCCGCACAGTTCCTCTTCCGCCAAGTCGTACGTGTGATAATCACCCGTTCGGACATCGATGCTAGGAAGGAAGAGCCTGTCTCCCTTCTTCAGTTCTCCAGCCTGTTGCCACACCCATTCGTACTGGTTGACATGCGAAACGAAACGGTGGTCGGACGTAGAGGTGATGCTATCGGCACAGCCGTCTCCTCGCATGGTCACGGCCTCGCCCACATACCGCTTCGCAATCGTGGATAAGACCGTGCGCACACCACCAAACGGCGATGCTATCTTGTCTCCAGCCTCCACATCTTCGATGGCTCGCTCAGTGCCATCGGCCATGCGGACGAGCGTGCCGGCAACGAAGCAGTCGGGCTCCGTCTGCCGCTCCGTATAGGCGCCCTTGTCCAGGGCCTGGAGGTAGGTCCAGAGCAACGCACGCTTGCCTTCTCCCGAGCCGGCTGTGTTGGGCTCCGAGTACACGCTCTTCGGCTGGGACTCAGAGAACAACCCACGCTCACGCGGGCTGTCGATCCAGCCCACCATGCCACCGTTCTGGTAGGCGTTTAGGATTTCGTACGGCGTCTCAAAGTCTTCAGCCACC